GCGGATCCTCGAACTCGGCGATGACGACGCGCTTCCGGAAGATCGCGGCCGCCGCGTGGCGCTCGCAATAGCCTTCCCAGACGTGGTCGTACTCGGCCTGCAGCTCGGACCGGAGCTCGTCGTCCGTCGCCGCGGCGATGCGGTCGGCCAGCTCCGCACGGTCCGCCTCGAGCTCAGCCGTGAACCAGGGATTGTCATCCCAGTTCACCTTGACGATCCGCGCGCGCGGCGATGGCGCGACGATGAACCGCTTGTAGGTCTCGTCGCTCTCGAGCCGAGGGTTGAACACGACCCAGATCTCGGAACCGGGCTTGCGGATCGTCGGCACGAGCTGGCGCCAGCTGTTGGCGCTGATGCTCTCGCCTTCCTCGATCAGGCAGAGATCCGCGGCCTCGAGCGACTTGATCTTGCCCGGGTCGGTGCGCACGCCGAAGAAGATGAACTCGGAGCCGTTGGCTCCGTAGATGCCCTTGTCCTGGATGCGGAAGAAGTCCGACCAGCCGAGGTGCTGGATGCGGTCGCTGAGGAGCCGGTGCACCGACTCCTTGATCGACGACTGCACCTCGCGGATGCACACGACCCGCAGCGGATGGTGGCGTGCCAGCACCGCCGCCATCCCCGCGAAGCCCCACGACTTGCCGGAGCCGCGGCCACCGTAGCCGACCTTGTAGCGGCTCGGGACGTACTCGACGCGGCCTTCAGCCGTCTGCCGGAGGAACAGGTTCCGGAGCTTCGGGGCGAGCAGCGCAGCCGGGACCGCCATCGGACATCTCGAAGCCGAAGTTGATGACCGCCGTTGGCGCGGTCGGGAGCGGGCCGCCACCGGGCGAGGACAGTTCGACCTTGCGCCGGCCGGCGCCGAGCAGGAGGGTGAGCAGCTCGTTCGCTCGCAGCGCGCCGTTCGAGTCAAACTGGAACTCGCCGTCGATCACCTTGCCGCTGCGATCCTTGACCAGCACGGCCGTCATGCACCGGTCGCGAATCTCGATCGTGGTCTCGATGATCGAATCGAGGCGATAGCCGGACCCGCGGAGCTTGTCGTCGAGACGCTTCTCGAGCAGCTGCTGCACCCGCGGCCGCGCCCGCATCCTCGATGCCGTGACCTCGGGGTTCTTGCCCTGGAAGCCCGCACGGATGATCGCAGCCGTCGCGTTATGGTCGACCAGGAACTCTTCGATGAACCGGCGCTCGCGCGCAGTGGGCTTCATTGAATCGGCCATGGCGGGTCACGTCACTCGCGCCGGTCTGACGTGCTTCGAGCGCTCGGTGCGCTTCACGTTCTCGGCACGGACGCTGCGGAAGTCCCCTCGTGGCTCGGGTCGGTCTGCGAAGTACTCGCGCACGACTCGCTGCGTCTGCTCGTCGGACGGGCAGCGCAGGCGGTCAGGGAACATGGGGAGGCGGCTGATGGCAGAGGCTAAATCGCCACGGTGCGGAACATACACTGGTAATTACCCGCATAACAACTTGTGCCCGACGAGCTCCCGGGCGATGCGCAGCACCTCGAGGAACTGGCGGTAGTTCATGCGGGCCAATTTGGAAGCCGCAACGGCGTTGTAACGCACGCTCGACGCGTACCAGATCTTGATGACATACAGGTATTTCGGCGGCAGCGCAGCGATGGCGCGATCCGTCTCGGCGATCGCCTCCGGGATCTCGGTCGGCGGCGGTCCGCCCTGCGCGGCACCGGTGAAGCCTTCCTCGATGACACGGCCGAGCATCGTGCGCTTCGGCCAGCCATTGCCGGCGGTCGTGTCCCTGGCCCAGTCCCCCCACGCGGCGAGACGCTCGTCTGCAATCCGCAAGTCCCCAGCCAGCGGTCGAGCCATCGAATCCCCCGATTCAGCGTGTCGTCGTGCGGAGCTGGTCTGTGAGGTTCTGGATCGTCGCGCAGAGCAGCTGTTTCTCGGCGAGCAGCCGCCGGACATGACTGACCTGCACCGCGAGCTCCTCGCGGGTCGCGGCGAGGCGGCTGTGCAGGCGCTCCGCGGTATCGATCCGATCGGCATACCGCGCGAGGTCGTTGCTCATCGTCGTCAGCCGGGTCGATGTCGCCACGGCGGCCGAGTGGATCTGCTGCAGCAGCTCCTGGCCGAGGACTGGCGCCGCGGCGCGTTTCTTCAGGGACATGGTGGAGCTCCTCGTGTGCAGGCGTTTGCACTGAGTCGATGCAGCACACGCTGCGTGAACGCGATGGCCTCACCGTTCGTGACCATCGTTTGCTCGAACCGGATGACGTTCCAACCGAGCTGGGCGGCGGTTGCGTACTTGCGGCAGTCCTCTCTGAAGCCTTCCGGATTCGCGTGCCGTCCGCTCGTAACGATCTGGCCGCCGATGCGCCGCACGATGAGGCCCTCGATCTCTACGGCCAGCATCTGTTCTGCGAACGCAAAGTCGAATCGCCATTGACGGCCGATTGACTGCGCGAACCGATGATTACGCTCGAAGCCCGGCAGCTTGTAGGCCCGGCACTGAAACGCGAAGAGATCCTCGAAGCGCTCGCGTTTTGACTTGGCGTCAGTGACGGCGAGGAGCGTCATGGAATATGCGCCCATGATTCGCGCCGAAGAATGCTGAGAACGTTTCGGCCGGAAATGCCGTAGCGAACGCCGATCTCCTTTCGAGTCTGGGTATCACCAATGGCCCGGATCTCACGCACCTGCTCGACGGTGAGCTTCGTTGTCGGTACTGGCGCGCGCCGTCCCTTGCGCACGGAATCCTGCGTATTTTGCAAATTCGTGCCTGGGGTCAAATGGGACGGGTTGCAGCATCGTGGGTTATCGCACGAGTGCATCAGTACGAGACCCGGAGGGATGGCCCCGACGGCGAGCGTGTAGGCGACTCGGTGTGCCTTGCGTTCTGGCATGACGGCGCATCGTGCGATCTCGCCGTAGCCTTTCGCGTGCGTGGGCCCTGACCACGGCCAGCAATCGCTCGCGTTGCGAATTGCTACGCGCGCCCAAAACGCTGCCTCGTATTCCCGCAGCGTCCGAGGAGCCAAGCGCCCGAGAGAATCACGCGGCCGTAAGCGCGTGAACGCTGAACGATCTATCAGTTCCCTCCCCCGCATCGTCAGTTGACCTCGGTGCTCGCGGGCGTCCTGCGCGTGCGGCCGGACTTCTTCTCGAACAGATCCTCGGGGCGCTTCGGCTCGTCGTCCTTGCCGGTGTCACCACCGCCGCCGAGCGGCAGCTGCGCCTGGCGCTTGTCGGTCTTCTTCGCGATCGCGGCGTCGGTGATCTCGATCTTGATCTCGCGGTTCATGCACGCGACGAGCTCGGGCGCGGACTCCGACCAGTCGTGCGAAGCCTGGATCTGCAGCGACACCATCGTGAGCCCGCCGGTCTGCGGTTCGAGGTAGACCTTCGCGATCTTGACGTCGGGGAGCTGGATCACGTTCGGCTCGAGGCCGTACTCGATGCGGACGTTCGCGCCCTCGAACTTGTCGGCGAGCGTGAAGCCGCCGGCGAAGCGCGTGAAGAACGGCTCCGGTAGTGACGTTGCAGACGTCTGCACAAACAGGCGCTCGTGCGCGCCCGGATTGTCGAGCAGCGCATTGAGCTCCTCGGCGGTAAGCAGCAGTGCGCCGACGGAGATATCGGCGGCCGGAACGTCCTCGTCGCCGTGTTTCTCCGTGCGATTGTTGATCGACGGTCCGAGCTTGGCTGTGCGTAGCGAGATGCTGAGCATGGTCATCCCCCGTTGAGCGGTAGTTGTGGCTGTTTCAAATCGACCTCGCACAAGGCGATCGCCTCCTGCGGTGTCGGCTTGTCGCCGAGGTGCTTCATCGGCGCGGTCGCCGTCCTCGCACGCCAAGCCTCGTAGCGAACTGGAATGCAGCGATCGAAGCGGAGCACGTAGTGCGTCTCGGTCTTGATCGCATACGGACCGTGGAGCTTCCAGCCGGGATGGTCGGCGAGCTTCACGTCGAGACCCACATCGGTTTCGGGCTCGCGTTCGTGCGGCCGATCGCGTAGCGCCTGGTGCCATCTCCGTTCGTCGCATGCTTGAGCAGGCCCTCACGCTTCGCACGATTGAGCGCTGCGCCCCATGCTCGCGGCTCGCGAGGCTTGAGCTCGAGCGGCGCGATCGCGACGGCGTCCTCGACCAGGAACGGCTGGCAGTGCGCGGTGGCACGAGCGTAGGCGCCGAGGAAGCGCGCTGCCCTCCCCGTCCAGTCGTCGCTCTGACGGTCGGCCGCCTCGCCGGCGCGCGCGATCGCGTGGACGCGGGGATGCCCGGGCTTAGCGTTCCTTGCCGGCGGCGTGGCGGGTGCGGCGAGCAGGTCGAGCTGGTTCATGGGGTCTTCGCGCCTCATGCGGTTGATTTGGCTCGGGCTTCCGCCTGTGACCGCGGGTAGGCGCCATCGGCGGCTTGGTCGAGGAGGTCGAGAATGCGTTCCTCCGTTGCAGCTGGATCGCTGTCGTTTCGGAGCGCGATGTGCATGGAACAGATCTCGGCAGCGCGATTCCTGAGCGAAAGGAGTTCGTGTTCGGCGATTCCGACGAAGCGGAGCGCGATGGCGCGACGCAGGAACCAGCGGCCGGCCATCATTTCGGCGACGGTGCAGGCGGGTTCATCCCTCACGTTTGGCTCCTGCAAACAGGGGTTGCGGGCTTGAGCGGGCGCGCGCATCGGCGATCTTCCGTTCGCGCTCGGCAGCGTTGGCGGCGTTGTCGGCTATGGCTTGGCGCTTGGCTTCGGCCATCTCCTCCTCGGTGGCGGGGGTCGTCCGAAGGCTGGGAGCGCCGGGTTTTACCGGGAGCTTCGGGAGATCCCATGCCTGAGCCCATGGCTGGTCGACGTCCGAGAAGAACTTCTCGGGTCCCTTCACGTACTGGGTACCGGTGTTGCCGGTGGCGTCGCAGTAGCGGGCGTAGCGCTCAGCCCCTTCGCGGAGCTGCTGCCAAGTGGCACCGTCGTTGATCCGGTTCGCCATGGCTCGCTGAGCGAGGAGCCAGTTGCAGGCTCCGGCCCGGGCGGGGTATCGGATCTTGACCTGTTCGAACTCGGCGTAGTCGTCCTCCCTCACGGTCGCTTTCGCGAGTTCGCGCGAGAGCTCCTTCGATCCTTGGTCCTTAGATCCTTCGATCCTTAGATCCTTAGATCCCCCGACGAACGTTCGCGAGGGTGTCGAGAGGATTCGCGAGGATTCGCGAGGCTCAGGGATGCGTGAACGCGAAGGCTTGTCTATCTTTTGGTGATTCAACCAGTTACAAATCGCGAGGTATCGCGAGCCATCTGCGTCGTACTGTTGGATGCACCCCTCTGCCTCCAATTCGGCCAACCAAGAATCAATCTCATCAAGGGTCAGCTCGTCGTATGGAAATAGCAGTCCCTTGAGAAGCCTCGCGCCTCCTCGCGAGCGTCCCGCGTCGTCGCACAGGGTCCACAGGAGGATGAACAGAAGACGAGCGTCGCGGCTCACCCGGCCCATGCTTTCGGACTGGGGGAACTCGGGCTTGATAGTGCGGATGCGAGCCATCAGCGCTCCCGCCTGGCGAACGGAAGGTCGCGTGCGGGCGCCTGATCGGACGACTCCGGGCCACTCCTCGCTGTCCCGGGGTGGTCCTGATCGCCATCGACTAGCTTGGCGGCGCGATGAAACTCACGATCCACGATCGCCACAATCTCTCGCTCGACGAACGCGGCGAGCTCGATGTCGTCGATGGCGCAGAGCCGTTTCAGGCGGGCATGGGAATCGGAGTCGAGATAGAACCGAACGTCCTGACGCGGGAGGCTCATGGATTACGTCGACTCCCCTGCCCAAAGAAACAGCCGCTAGGCGGCGGCTTGCTGACGGAAATAGCGCGCGAGCTTCTCGACGTAGGAAACGCCCGGATCCTTGACCTCGCGGCGCGCGATCTTGCGCACAGTCGAGAGTGCGATTCCGGAGCCATCCGCCACCTCGCGAAGACGCCCGTTGCAGGCCTCTAGGCGGGTCATGACGTACTCGTACAGACCGTCTGATTCGCTCATGGCGGCCGATCCTATGCCCTATTTAGGGCGTCTGCAAGCCGGATCAGGGCAGGCAGGTCCGGTAGCGTTCCGATCCATGGCAGATTCGCGCACGCGCAAGCAGGTCGATCGGACTACTAGATCGATCTTCTACGAGAACTTGCGGCACGGCCTCGCGGCCAACGTGACTGAGGCGGACGATGCCGCCAAAGTGCGCTGGCTGGTCGCGCATGGCGTCACGCGCGGGCATGCGCAGCGGCTTGTTGGATTCCTGTCCGAAGATGACATGGCGGTCGTCCAAGGTCCCAGCATTGACCTGGTCGGGCTTCTCGCCCGGGCATTTGGTGTGACGACGGCGCAGTTCTTGACCCAGGGATGGCGGTTTACCACGATTGGAGAAACGCAGGATTTGGCGTATCCAAAGGTTGCCGATGCCCCGAGGGAGGGGCTTCAGCGATATTCAGGTCGCGTGCCTACTCGAGGCCGCGGTAGATGACATAACTGCTAAGGGAACGACTGAGTGACGGCGCGCAAAATCGCTCTCTCGCTTGCGCTCCTCTCCGCAGCCGCGATTGCCGCGCCGCCGCATGAGCTCAGCGAGGACGACTGGTTTGCCTCGGGACTGAAAGGCGAGCTTCTATCGGTCGCGGGGATCACGCGGAAGGAGCCCTCGACCGACGTCGTGGTCACGATAGTCAAGTTTTGCTCGGAAGAGGCGTTTTTTCAGGTCGGCCGCGTTCCCGAGCAGCTGGTGCCATCCGCCGCCGCCGCCGCGAAACAGTCCTACGATCACGCGAAGATTGCGTTTTGGCAGGTATGCGATCAGCGCGAGGCGACCGCGTATCACGCGCTCGTGACCGGGCTACTCGCGTCAGCGCCGCCGGACATCAAGAAGCAATGCACGACGATTGAAGGCACGCGGCGCTTCTATTCGTGGATGCAGCAATGCATCGCGACCGAAACGAGGCTACGCGCACAGCGCTAGCACTGTTGCCCTAATCAGGGTTGACAGCGCCCTAAATAGGGCATAACGTCCGCTCCAAGGTCACAGACCAAGGAGCCCGACGTGACACCGAACGAAGTCCTGACGCTGAACC